GCCCTTAATAAATGACTTATAAACTTGTAAGGGGCCATGAAATAACGTTACATAGCAGCTTCGCTGCGCCGCTTGTTTTTTCTTAGGGTCATTATTGGCAAGGCCTCGATGCTTACAATTGCCGCAAATAGAATAGTCGGCGCCGCTCTTAGATGCTGCGAGTGGATCCATATCCGACCGGATAATGTAAGTTTGAACCATATTGCCGGTTTTCTTATTGGTACTTTTGGCAAGCGCAATAACAACGATCGGTGCGCCGTCAATTAGAGACTTGCCTTGATAAATTATTTCATTATTCATTATTAAACCCCTTTAATATTCGAATAATTTGTGAGTCCTCAAAGTCTGAGATCAATTCTGAACTTTCGAGCGTGTAGACTGCGTCTATTAATTCAGTTGTGCGCTCTTTAATCTCTTCATGAGTCCACGTGTCACTTTCACCGACTAAAATCTCTTTTAACTCTTCATACATGCTTTTATAGTTCATGGTCTTCGTTCCTTATAGGGTTATTGAATTGTTAACTTTGAAATTATAGCCTAAAGCTTTAATCGTTCTAATTGCTTCTGGCGTTAATGTTTTCGTATTGGCAAGCTTAGCGAATAACTTTGATTGATCACAATCCGGATATATTGCTTCATTGCCGTAATTGCTTTTAATGATAACTTTTAATGTTTGCATGTTATTAGTTCCTTATATGGTTATTAAATATTGCATAAGACCGTATCACTACGGTTTCGGCTATTTAAGCCTCGTCAGTTATGCTTTCCTCTTGCTCTCTTAATCTATCCCAGCGGTCACTTATTTCTAGGCGCTCTTGTATATGTGCTTGAAGATCAAATTTTGAATACCTTTCTCTGGTTACATTCTCGTATAACCATACGCCATTATCGGCTAATTCCATTTCAATTTGAAAAGCCCTATTATGCCAGTATAAAGATTCTGAAAGTTGAATCCAAAACTCATTAGTTTTATCTTTTCCTTGTTTTCTAAGTTGTCGCATAGTTTCATCGGCTTTTTCTTGCCATGTGTTGTAATTGATTAAGTTAGTGATTTGGTTTGCGAGTAGTTCTTTTTTAGTTAGTTCTTTCATTTTATCAGTTCCTTATATAGTTATTAATAAATGTCACATTCAATATATTATAGATAGATATCTAATAATGCAAGCTTTTTTTTAAGAGGTATAATTTAAGCATGGAATATACATTGCCAAAGAAACCAAAGATTAAAGAAAAGGTCATTCAACCCGATCAAAGAAAGTTCTGCGTGGTACCGCTGCGCGCAGTGATTGACAAAAGATTAACCTATGCATCATTGAGGGCGTTATGTTTACTGGCTTCATATTGCAATAAGGCGGGTTTCACTTATGTAAGCTTAGCGCGCATGGGCAATGACTTAGGCATTAATCAGTCATCGATACATAGGCAAATAAAGAAGCTTGAAGCGCTAGGCTTTATAAAACAATTCCCGAGCTATCACGCGAACATAAAAGGGAAAACTAAGCGCATCATTTATGATGAAAGCATATCAGATCGAGAAGCCGAGCAGATCGCGGGGGAACCAAAAGAAGCGCATAGTCGTGATGAAATCAAAGCGCTATATACTCAGAAAAGAATAAACAATAACAATGACATAACGAATGAGAATATGCATTCAGATGGTAAACAATCTGGAACGATTAACAGTCATATATTAGCTAGGTTGAAATCCTATGTCTCGAATGAGAGAGAATCTCAACGCCTCGAAGCGCTTATCAATGATGGCCACCCCTTAGACAAGCTCGAAGCCTATTTATTGCAAGGGAAAAGCTTACGTTATTACTTAGGCTAAACGCCCGTTTAGCTTAAAAGATGCAAAAAACAGCGACCTTTCCCCCTCCCCCCCAACACGTACACCTACACGGGTCTCACTCAAATTTTTGACAGCTTTTTCAGATTAGCTTTAGCAGCCTTAGCACGGATCTTACGTTCTGCTGACGATAAGGTTGTCCAATGCTCGAGGTCATCATAGGTGCGACCGCACCCGGAGCAGAGTGGTGCATCAAATACTTCTATTTCTATATACCGGCAGAGATTGACGCATGGAGACTTGCTGGTGTTCATATGAGCTAACTTGTTATGCTCTTGCATATGGGTAACCGTCCTTGTTGTGAGATTGAGATCGAAACCTAGCCCGTACAGTTAAGTACGTAAAGTACGATAGCTCTCGTTTATCCGCATATAGAGATTATCAGGCCTCTACCAACATTTCACACTACCTGTTTGATGAGTAGCACAGTTGTTAAGCTCGTTTATACCCTTTGTCGCTATCAACATACGGGTGGGCTGGGCAATGGCCCCGTACTAATCATTGTATAGATTATTTTTTTTCTGTCAACTGCTTGACACTATATTGCTAACAGATATACTTGATACATGACATTAAGAGAATTTTATCGACTCATATGTAACCTGTTTAATAGCGGGGAACCCTTACCTTACAAATATACAAGACGTGATGGATACTGGAAAATGACTAAGGGATTTATGAATCATGGAGGGACCGTGATGTCATCTGGCAATTATCTCAAATTATGTCAATTAGTTCGAGATGAACGGGATCAACAGCAGCGTCCAAAGACAAAGAAAAGAAAACAAAAGTTTACAGTTAAGAACAAATATATAGGAGATTAGCATGAGTGATTTGAAACCATTTCTAGTTAGACTAACACCACAAAGTGTTGAGCTACTAAACAGTGCAGCAAAAGAACATGAGAAAACAAAAGCTGGTCTAATCAATGAGGCTATCAAGTCTTACTTAGGTAAAGACTTACATAACCGATTGAACAAAATTTTATGAAACCCACAATCTTTGTCCCAACGGACGTTGACGCATTTTATTTAGAATTACCATACCCACCCAGCGTTAATAACTATTGGCAAGCCAATGGTAAGCGACGCTTTATTAGTAAGGAGGGGAAATTGTTTACTGAACAAGTACAATTCATTGTACGTAACGCTATAAACAGTAACAATGTTAGGAGTTTGAAAGATAAACGTGTAGTAATTAATGTTGTAATTCATCCTAGATCAAAAAGAAAATTTGATTTAGATAATACGCTAAAAGCAATACTAGATGCATTAATGAAAGCTGGCATGTATAATGATGACAGCCAAATTGATTTCATCGGGATTCTTAGAGGCGAGCAAGTTGACGGTGGAAAAGCCGTTGTTTATTTATATGAAGGAGATTAAAATGGCAGAAGAATACAAACGTAAACCCGGTACAGGCTCTTTGTTTAAAAACGATAGAAAAACAGAAGATTGGCATGCTGATTGGCGTGGCAAAATTTTATTACCCGACGGCACGGAGCATTACATTGATATGTACAGCAATAAAAGTCAAAGAGATGGCACAGAATATTATGGCATCCGAATTGGTAATCCTGTGGCGAACACCAACACAGGTCAAGGGGCAGTACAAAATAATCAGCCAGCGGGTGAGATTATGGCCGAAGAAGACGATTTGCCCTTCTGATGAGTGAAATAAAAAATAAAAACAAACCAATCCCAAGTTTAGCGGGTTATGGCGGAGTTAAGCAATTACAAAAAAACTTGGAGCGAAGCACGACAATTGCTGCTAACAGAGAGGCTGTCGCGTACAGCCTTCTTTGCATGGCAAATACAAAAATTACAGACGTTATGGAATGGGACCATGAAGGCAATGTTAAAGTAAAAGCCAGCAAGGATATTCCAGATCATGCATTACAAAGTATTAAGTCAATAAAGATTGACAAAGATGGAATGATTGCTATTGAATTTTGGGACAAAGTACAAACCTTACGCTTGCTTGCAAAAGCCAGTGGCTTGCTAGACAACCCAGATGATTCAGACAGGCCGTCAGTTATTGGTATTAACATTAAAGCCCCGGAGGTAATTGATCATGATAAATAAAGAACAATATAAACAGCGCATGGATGAGTTGCGCGCATTTGTAGCAAAACTTACTGCAAACAAAAGAGATCCTAAACAATGGGCTAGAGACATACTTGCAGATAAAAATTATGATTGCGCTTATGGTATCGACCAAGCTAAGCGCGCATTAAAGCCTGTAAATAAAGGAACAAAGAATGAGTCCTAAAGAAACCCAAGTGGGGGGTAATCATTATTCACAAATGAAAATCCAGCCGATGGAATTTTCTATGGTAAACGGATTAAACCCTATGCAACATACGGCTATTAAGTACATTGTACGAGTAGACCGTAAGGGTGATGGTGATGAAGATATAGACAAAGCAATACACACATTACAACTTTGGAAACAATGGAGGAAAGACCATGGAAATCAAAGCAGAGATTGAATTATTGCGCGAAGAATTTGTTATGGCTAATATGAATAACACACGTGTTATGAAAATTATAGATGAGCTGTGGCAAGATAATCAACGTCTTCGCCAATTATTAAATGCTAAGCATCCTGATATAGACGACGATGAGCAATAGTAAAGAGCGCAGTAAAAAAGAATTACATGGCCCCGGCATTGATTTAGATTTTAGTGAAAGCCCTGTGGTGTATAACTTTTTACAAAGTAATAAGTTTGTACGTGGGCTAATGGGACCAGTGGGGAGTGGCAAGTCTTACGCGTGCGCAGCTGAGATTATGATGCGTGCCGTAAGACAAAAGCCATCACCTCAGGATGGCATTCGCTATACCCGTTTTGTTATTGTAAGAAACTCTTATCCAGAACTCAAGACCACAACCATTAAGACGTGGCAAGAATTATTCCCAGAAAACACTTTCGGTCCGATGCTATATACACCTCCGATCACTCATCACATTCGCCTCCCTTCCCGCGGTGATGCAGCGGGTATTGACTGTGAAGTGATATTTTTAGCATTGGACCAACCAAAGGATGTACGCAAGTTACTATCCTTAGAACTTACAGGAGCATGGGTAAACGAGGCACGGGAGTTGCCCAAAGCCGTCATTGACGGACTCACCCATCGTGTCGGTCGTTATCCAACTAAGAAGGATGGAGGGCCTACTTGGCACGGAGTCTGGATGGACACGAACCCAATGGATGATGACCATTGGTGGTTCCGATTAAGTCAAAAAGAAAAGATTACGGGTAAGTACGGGTGGGACTTCTTTCAACAACCGGGTGGTGTCATGGAAGTCAGCCCAGAAGATTTACCTGAAAACCCAGAAGCCAATGATCATAGCTTTGCAAGTGGTCGTTGGTGGAAACTCAATCCTAAAGCTGAGAATGTAAGGAACTTACCCAGCGGTTACTACTCACAGATGTTAGGTGGTAAGAACTTAGACTGGGTTCGCTGCTATGCAGAAGGTAAGTTTACTTATGTACAAGAAGGTAAACCTGTATGGCCTGAGTATGATGATCACTTAATGTCAAGTCCTGATGCTGAATACGATCCAGCACAACCATTACATATTGGTCTTGACTTTGGTTTAACGCCAGCAGCTGCAATTGGTCAACGACTTAACAATGGTCGATGGATTATCTTTGATGAGATTGTCACTGAAGATATGGGCCTTGAACGTTTTGGTCAACAGCTACTTGCAGAGATTAATGCTAAGTATCCTAAAGCTCAAGTCATGGTATGGGGTGACCCAGCGGGTATGGCACGTGATGCTATTTACGAAGTGACTGCATTTGATTACCTAAGAACCATTGGATTACGCGCACAACCTACAGCGTCTAACAATTTTAAAGTCAGACGTGAAGCAGCCGCTGCACCTATGCAAAGATTGATTATGGGTAAACCCGGATTATTAATTAATCCAAAATGCAAACGCTTACGTAAATCATTATCTGGCGGGTACCATTTCAAACGTATTAGTGTAGGTGCCGGACAAGAACGATTTAAAGACAGCCCAAACAAAAACGAACATTCGCACATTGGTGATGCATTTGGCTATTTACTTTTAGGTGGCGGGGAACATAAGCGCATGACCAAGAGTCCATTAGCAGCTAGCACATTAATTGCACCTACCGTAGCTAATAGTGACTTCGATATATTTAATTGATCAGAACTATTTAGATAAATATATGCCTAGTGTCAAGGGTGTATATTATACTAATTATCATCCTAATCATGCAGATCATTTTAAAGGAACAGATATTTATGGGCTTTCATCGCTTACGGAACAAAATAGAAAATACCGTCTTAATACACAGTCTCTTGCTGGTCCGACTATTACTGCGCTTTTACATAACGAGCCTGTCGCTATTTTTGGTTGTGGGATACTTTGGTCTGGAGTTGGTGAGGTGTGGTCTATATTTCATGAGACAGCTAGACGATATCCAATAGCTATGACCAAGGGCGCTTTAATATTCTTTGATATCTGTGAGATATTATTTAATTTACATCGCATACAAATTACGGTAGTATCCAAAGATAAGCGCGCTGTAGCTTGGGCCAACACTTTAGGATTCGAAGCTGAAGGGTTAATGAAAAATTATAGCGTAACTAAAGAAGACACATATATCATGAGGAGAAAGTAATGGGTGGAATGTTTAGCGCACCAAAACCAGATAATTCAGCTGCATTAGCGCAAATTGAACAACAACGTCAAGAAACTGAAAGAATGCGTTTAGAAGCACAACAAGAAAAACGTGACTTACAAGAAGAAATGGCAGCTAAAAAAAGAGCAAAAATGCGTGGTGGCGCAAGATCATTATTAGCAACTACACGTTTAACACCAGAAATCGGTGTTGAAGAAGAAAAACTAGGAGCATAATATGGCTGCCTATACATACGAGCAAGCACTCAAACGTGGACTTGCTTTAGATTTAGGCAACTGGGGTATGGTTGATCCATACATTTATCGAGGTGTTGGACTTAAATATCCTTATGGTAGTGGTACAACATCAGCATCTGAGGTATCTCCATACTCTAAAACAACTTATGCAATTCGTGGTGATGTACGTAGCACAAAAAATTACAATGAATGGCTGATTGAACAAGCTGGTGGGCGCGGCACTCCTCAACCAGAATCATTTTGGCAAAGTCAAATTGATCTTGCAACACAATTAGCTGGTCGCGCACAAAATACAGGTTATAGTTTTTATGAATATTTAAATAGACCCGGTGGCGGACGTAATCCACAAGTGCTAGAAAAAATTAAAGAACTGTCTACAAAAGAACTTAAAACAGTTA